GCCATCTGTTTGTAGATGGCTAGTTGATTTTCCAATTCCGCAATCTTCTTGCGGTCTTCGTCACGCTGTTCCCGTAAGGAATCAACAGTGATCTGAAGATCGTTGAGCCATGCCTGGTATGTCATCGTGTCGTTTTCGGTCATGGCTTGATCGTAACTAGGTAGGTGGACTCGATGCTGGATGCTCGTTCGTTCGGTGTCTTGCCGCCCCAGATGCCGTGCCAGATTTCGTTAGTGACCGCGTAGTCGTGGCACTCTTGGCGGACAGGGCAGGTCTGGCACAGTTCGATGCATTGGCGGCGCATGCGTGAGCGTTCGTACATGTCGAAGAAGTCGAGGTCGGGACGGTGGCGGCATGCTGAGTCGCGCATCCACTCACGGTCTTCGTCGTTGAGTCGGAACTCTTGGAGGATTGCCATCGGGTTAGAGGTTCCACGGCGCCCAGCCGTTGCCTTGGTGGGTTTCTGAGTAGTCATAGAGGGCTTTCGCGGCGAGCAGATTCGTGAATGGGTCGAACAGTTGTTCGCATCCAACAGTAGGGAGCACGCCCACGGTTTGCAAGTATCCGCCTGGATACCAGCGGGTCGGCAGGCACCATGATCGGTCGTTGATCTGGGTGAGTCCGATGTCGGCGGAGCCGTCACGGTTGAGGGTGGTGTTGTGTGCGGACGTAAGACAGCGGGACTCCCGCCAGATCACATAGTCGAGGGTCTGCATGCTGTCGGCATGCCAGCCCGCCTGTTCCGCCAGCCCCCACCACTGCGGGCAGCGGGCAGTGGCGGGGACTGTCACGGGCACGGTGGCAGGAGGGGTCTCAGACGCGTCAGGACGCGTTCTGAGGGGGGCTACCACCACGGAGGGGGGTGTGTCGGGGGTCGACCAGGGAACCCCTCCAAACCCTACGACTGCGAGGGCGGCGGTGAAGCCTGCAAGCAGGCGTGTCAGCCAATCCATTTACTGCTCGCCCACCTTAGCCGAAACGAGGGCGGTCAGTTCAGCGAACTCTGTCAATGTCATAAGACAGATGCCCTCGCTCGTGCCGTCAGGCATGGCGATCATTACGAACGGACGGATGTCACCGATGGCTTTGCTTGCGTCGGACTGCGCTTTAGCGGAGAAGAAGCGAGTAGCAATCGGTGAGACCTGAGCACCAGCCTTTGACTCCACACGGTACGCTCCCGACCAATGCTCTTCATGGCGAGAGCCAGCGTTGCCAGTCGCAAATAGACCCAACTTCTTACGCGCACGTCGAGCCTTAGAGTCGCCCTTCGTACGGTTCCGTTTTCCGCGAGCCACAGGGTCGCCACAACCCTTGACCCGTCTCTTACCATCACGACCAACTCTTCCAAGGAGCCCATACTTGGGGCAACCTTCCAAGGAGCAACGGTCGTGGTCACCTTGGCACTCTCCTTTGCGATCATCGGTCACCTTGATGCCCTGCTTTCGAGCACCTCGATGATGCGTGACGCCTCACCCTTCGTCAACTGCTCCATGCGTTCGAGCGGACGGTTGATGATCTCTGAACACTTGTCCCGCTTGTCGGTCAGCGACTGGACGCCAGCGCCTGAGAGCATGGCTCGCACCTTGCCCAACTGTGCCGACGAGATAGGCGCATCGGGGTCTTTGATCGTCGGCTTGTCTTCCTGCGCACCAGGGAAATTCTTGGCAATCGTTTGCGCGAACTCGTTACGCAACTGCTCGTCGCTCTTGACGGGACGTGCCTTCGCAGCCTGCATTGCCTGGAACTTGTCGCGCAGTTTCGGCATGTCGGCATCGGTCAACTCGTTCAGATCAACGCTTGCTTCCTTGGCGACGTCCTGCGGGTCGAGCCCCTGCTTCGCGCATGCCTCACGGAACTTGGTTAGCAAGTCCGCAGTCAGGCGTGTGGGCACCTCCTGTCTTACGACCTTGCCCATCTCCTCCCGTGACGGGCGAGGCGCCGTCTTCGACTGGAAGATGTAGTTAGCCAACGCCCTGCCGATTGCCGAAGTCTCCGCGTTCTCGACATGGGACGTGCGGTTCACAGGCGAAGCATCCCTAGTCTCCTCCGCATACCCAGTAGCCACAGGGCGAGGGTCAGTGATGTCTTTGTACACCTCAGCACGGAACACGACACGGGTCTCGTCGTAGTGATGAATCTGAGTAAACACCTGTCCGTTCGGGAACTGCTCCCAGAACTTGGCAAGTCTCTGCTCGACTGTCTCGTAGTTGTCAAGGTTGAATCGCATGATTACTTGTCCTTCCCCACCACACGGAACGTGCGGTACTTGGTTTGTTTCTTGTACTTCGCGGCAAGAGCGGGATGCTCTGCCTCGAACTTCTTGGTATCGAACGACGTGCGGCTTGCCGTCTTCCAGGTGACGAGCAGTTCGTCTTGCATCAGTCCGTACTCTGCATCGCCCAGCATCTCGCAAATCTGTGCTTTGATGAGGTCTTCGACTGTCTCCGCCTGTGCCTTCTGTTCCTTCGCCAGCATGTAGCGCTCCAACATGGCAAGCACTGACGGTCCAAGGTCGACTGCCTTGTCGACGTTGCTGTCACCTTCGGGGAACCGCTTGGAGACATGCTTGTATTCGACGACCGCATCGTCAGGCATGATGCCCATGTCGATCGCGGCGAGGAACTGGCGCACCTTCTCGATGTGGTAGCCCCGCTCGTCGCTGGTCACTGTCTGCTTGTGGATGTGGATGTCGAGTGACGAGTCGAATACGACCCAGAAGATGTCGCGGTTGCCTGTGCAGATCGACTGCTGGACACCTTGCCAGTACCAGTAGCGCTGGAGTTCACCTTTCCAGTGGCGTGCGATCGTCTTGATTTCGTAGACATCGTTCGCCGCATCCATGCGATCGAGTGTCGCGATCAGGCGGACGCCTGGTTCGTCCCAGCAGTACATCACTTCGGGTTCGTACAGTTCGCGACCCAACAGTTTCGATGCCATGTCTGCGACGACTGGCTCCAACGTGGTGCCGCGCATCATTGCCTGGTTCGCTTCCTGAGGCAGTGGTGGCTGAGGTGCAAGCAGGTCGGTTGCGAGGTCTGCCTGCGTGACGAACGGATGCTCGCCGTGTACGACGGCGGCGACGCTGGCTGAGATTCGTGCCAGTCCTTGTTCCGTTTTCCATCGGGCTGACAGCCATTCGGCTGACCCGTGTTCGGGTTTCGGAATCGTGTAGTGCATCTCACTGCCTTTCAGTTGTGTTGATGTTGACACCCACTCTAGGGAAGGGGTGTCACAGAGTCAAGTCAATAATTCTGACCAGTTCGGTTCACCTAACATCACGACTTTGTTGACCATGCCTTCGGGGATGTGCGTCACCATGCCGACCGTTTCCAGGTCAGGCACTTCATCGGGCATGTATGAGGTGGTGATCGAGACGTAGCCTTTCAGCGCGTCGGGATACAGGAAGCCGACAGAAACGACGTGCGCCGCTTCGGGGTGATAGTCGCTGACGTCGACCCACCCGTTCTTGGAATCGAACGCGTCAGTCCAATGCACCGCCACAAGCGACCAGGGACAACTCATCACCAACCCTCTTTCTTGCGATCTGCCTGACAGAAGACAGGAGCGTGGAACGTAATCCCATGCTTCGGTGCCACGATAGCGAGCGCCTGTTGCGGGGGTTCGAACTGGAAGTTGTTGATAAAGGCGTACTCGTCATAGCCCTTGGTTGACCCGTTGACCACCAGATAGGGGGTGGGCAGATACTGGTGCCAGTGCCCCATCCACAGGGTGGAGAAGTTCTGGTTCGTGGTCAGGTAACGCTGGGCTTTGCGGGCACGCAGACGCATGATCGGCGGGTAGATGCCACCGATGCCACCGCCTCCGTTCACCTGGTCACCGTGCGTCAGCAGATGCCCGAACCCGTACACGTTGACGAGAACGTCAGTGCCCTCAGGGATGTCGAACGTGACACGCTTGTCCTTGGCGAAGTGGCGCTCGACCATCTTGGACAACAGCCAGTCGAAGTTCGTCTTGACACGCAACTTGGCTCGCGGCTTGCGTGACATGCGCCCGTGGTTGCCGACCACAGATACGACGTGCACCTTGCCGAACTCTGACGCGAGCATGTCCACCGCAGCAGCGATCTGCTCCGACCAGAACAGCACCGACCCAATCATCGTGTCTTCGTTCGTCTGCGCCAACTCTTCGTGGATGTCACCTGAGAACAGGTCTCCACCCAACATGAGGACACAGCCGTCGTACTTGACGCCAGCCAGGTAGTGGCGGGTGATCTTGATGACGTTCTGCGCCCACCGTTCCAACCGCAACTTGGCGATCTCACGGCTGTACGCGTTCAGTCCTTCGACCTCTTCAGGTAAGACCACCTCGTCGAAGTGGGTGTCGG